GGTCGGCCGCCGTCTCGCCCGTGTAGAACGTGACGGTGAGGGTGGCGGCCTGGCCGACGAGGATCCGTTGGACGCTCATCGCCGCTCACCTGTGGTTTTCCGGGCCTGCTCCGGGGCGCGGCGCGTGGCGGCTTCCACTTCCCGGTAGCGGGGCCGTGGCGCGGGACGGCCGGTCAGCCGCCGGAGCAGAACCCGGAGCTTCACGTCGCCGGCGTCGCCTCGGTCGCCGACTGGTCCGACCCGATCTCCGACGCCGCCTGCGACCGGGCATGCTCGGCGAGGGCCTTGTGGTGGTCGATGCGGGCCTGCACCTCGTCGTCCGGGGCGTTCTCGGCCGTTTCGGCGGCCAGCCGTTCCCGCATGTGGGCCTGGTCGGCGTTGGAGACGTGGAGCTGGGTGAGCTGCTCGGCGGCGGCCCGCTCCGCGACGTCGAGCGGGCCGACGATCTCGTACTCGTCGGTCTGGCGGGCCGACCCGTCCGGGTTGCGGCTGATCATCTGCACCCTGTCGATCGGCGCCGCCGGCGGCCCGGCCGTCTTCTTCCTGGTTGCCATCGTTCCTCCTAGGTCGCGCTCTGCTTGAGGGCCTTGTATGCGGCGGTGTTGTCGGGCCGGGCGTCGGAACGGGCGAAAGCGAAGAACCCGACCTGGAGAGCGTCGGCGTATCGCTCGTCGAGCCGGGTGACCTGGATCCCGATGACGTCGCGGATGATGTAGCCCTGGTTGAAGTCCCCGAACAGGATGCTCTTGGCGTTGGCGGCCGGCACCGGCATGTCCTGGTTGAGGACGATCGGGTAGCCGAGCAGCATGTCTGGCGAGCCGGCCTGCACCGACGGTTCCCACAACGGCCGGTTCTGGGAGTCGGTCAGTTTGCGGATCGTGGCGAGCGCGGCGTCGCTCATCATGAACTTCGCGTTGCCGCCCTGCCGGTAGGCGGGGTCGACCGAACTGATCAGGTCGATCAGACCGCCGTAGGTGACCGAGGTGGTGTTGCCGGTGGCGAGGGTGACACCGACGGTCGAGTTGGTCTGGATCCCCTCGGGCTGGGCCGTCCCTGTTCCCGTGGTGAAGTGAGTGTTCTGAATACGGCCGATCCGGGTGCCGAGCCACTGGCCGAGCTTCGCTTCGAGGTCGAATGCGGTGTCCTCGAGGAGCTGGTATGACACGAGGACGAGCAGGCTGGTGTACATGTAGGCGTTGAGCGTCTTCGTGGTGAAGGCGACGTCCTGCTGGGTCATGCCCGTGTTCTCGGCCAGGATGGCGCCGACATTGGCCGTGTCGTCGATGGACGGCCATGGCAGGGCGTTGCCGGCCTGGGTCTGGATCACGTCGGCGACTTGGCGGACCCCGCCGAACAGCTTCTGATATTCGGTGATCTTGCGCAGGAAGCCCTGCGGAACGGTGTAGCCGCCGGCGCCGCCCGTGGCGATCCCGAGCGCCCGCTGTTCACCCTGGCCGAGCCCCGAACTAGCGGCGTTCTGGCGCATCATGCGCTGCTGGACGCCGTCGAGGCTTCCCATGCCGCCCCGCAGCCACTGGCGGAACGCCACGTCGTAGTTGCTCGAGCCCGGGATTCTGCCGCCGTCGGCCGCCGGACGGTCCCGTTCGATCTGCGGCTCGGGCTGCGGCTTAGCCAGGGACTGTTCGATGCTCTCGGCCCGTTCCCGGTTGCCGATCTCCCGGGTGAGGTGGTCGACATCGGCCACAAGGCTCTCGTAGTGGGCGTTCTCGTCGGCACCCATGTCCCGGTTGTTGGCTTCCGCCTCTTGGAGAAGGGACTTCGCCTCCTCCCAGAGCACCCGGCGCCGCTCACGCAGCTCCTGAAGGCGTTCCGTCATTGTCCGTTCTCCATTCCGTAGGCGGCGTCGAGCCGCGCTCTCAAGGCCCGGAAATGGGCCTCCCTGCTACCCGCCCTGCGGACCTCACAGGCCCGTAGAGCGGCATCTGTGCCCTCGTAGGCGGGGAACGTGACCGCGCTCACGTCGAACAGCGGGTCGACCTGTTCGATCGTTCGCAGCTCCGAGCCGTCGTCGAGGGTTTCCCACGCCTCTTTCGCCACCGCGAACCCGAACGACATCTGGGAGACGTCGCCCCGCTCGAGCAGGATGCCGAGATCCTGGGCGTAGCTCGTCGGCGCCATGTCCGCCTCGACGACGAGACCGGCCCGGTCCTCCCGTAACGCCAGCGTCCCCGAGCTCGTCCGGGCCAGCACCTTCGATTCGTCGTGGTTGAAGAGGAACCGGACGTCGTCCTCGTTGACGGCCCGGGAGAACGCCCCGGGCGACACCTGTTCCCAGAAGCCGAGGACTGGCGGGCCGATCCAGGTGCGCTGGCCGAACACGGCGGCGTGGCCTTTGAAGCGGAGGTGCTGGTCGCTTTTGGCCCGCAGGAGCACGGGGCCGGCGATCTTCCACGGCCGCTGTTCGATGTTCATGCCGTGGCCGCCATGTCGGCGGTCGGCGGCGGCCCGGCCGGCGCCGGAGGTGGTTGCTGGTCGATCACGGTGGAGGCCTCCATGTTCACGGGGACCAGGAATTCCTCGAGGGTGTCGTCGTCGACGGCGAGGTTCTCGAACCGGCGGATATCGGCCCGTGACAGGAAGCCCCACTGGATCCCGACGGCGTAGGCCTGGTAGCGGGCCAGGGTGTCGGTGCGCAGCAGCGCGGCCCGGGTGTATTCGGCGAACTGGCCACGGGGCGTGAGCGAGAGGGAGACGGCCTGTTCGACCCGACGCAGCCACGGCTCGAGCGTCGTGGTCAGCAGGAACAACATCTGCTGCTCGAGGCCGGTGCCGTAGTTCGAGCTGTGGCCGGGGACCATGAGCAGCGGCGGCGGCACCCCGAACAGACGTGCGACCTCTTCGACCTGGAAGCCCCGGGACTGGATGAACTGGGCCTCTTCGGCGGCCATCGACATCTTGTCGAACGTCGTGCCGCGGCCGAGCACGGGGATCTTCGGCCCAGGGCCGCCCGAGCCCGAGGTGGTGCGACCGAGGAGTGCCTCGCGGAAGAGGGCGCCGAGGCCGCGGGCCTGGTCGGCGGTGATCTCCTGGTCGGTGGTGAGCACGCCGGCGAAGAGGAGCCCGTCGCCGAACAGCTTGGCCGCGGTCTGCTCGGCGGCCAGCGCCACCCCGATCGCTTCTTTGCCGAGGCCGATGCGCGACAGGCCGACCATGCCGTCGTAGCCGAGGGCGGTGATGTGCATCACCTCGTAGGAGGTGAACCGGTCGCTCGAGGAGCCGATCGTGAACCGTTTGCCGCCCGGGTTGAGCGGCGTCGTCTCGTCCTGATCGACCCCGACGTTCCACGGCGGCAGGCGAAGGAGCTTGACGATGTCGAATGGCCCGCCGAGCTCGGACCGGACCTTGTAGAGGAAACAGTTGCCCCACAGGAGCAGATCGACGTACACCTGCTCCCAGAAGGCGAACGGGCTGATGTCCGGGTACGGGGCGTCGAGGAGCGGCGTCTTCACCTCGACGCGGTTCGGATCGGCACCCCGGTACGTTTTGAGCGGCAGGCCGGCGCACATCCCGCTGATGAGGCTCACGCAGCGGTAGACGGCGGTCATCCGCATCGAGTCGATCTCGTTGACGGAGACGCCGGCCGCGACCCGCCGGGTGAACAGATCGATCAGCGCCTGGGCCGACAAGGGATAGCTTGGATTTTCCAGCGTGGCCCGCTGCTCGCCGAGGAGCCGACGCAGAACCGTCACGGCCGGCCGGCCTCGGCCCGACGGTCACCGCGGGCCGACGGGCGCGGTGGGGATCCCGCGGCGCCGCCGGGTGCGTTCGCCACCGCGACGAGAAACAGGCCGGCGGCGATAAGGCCGAGCGGTAGAGACACGAAGACGAGCCCCAGGACGATGAGACAAGCTCCTAGGGCCTCGAGTAGCTCTGGGACTACCCGCTGCCTCATGCAAGCGTAATGCTAACCCCAGCTAGCAACGCATTACAAGAGTGTCATTCAGATGTGGCGCACGCAGATCCGTCGGACTGTGTTGATTCCTCGCCTGCGTAGAGGGCCTTGGCGACACGGTCGAGCAGAGCGATGAGGCGGTACGCCTTCTCGTTCGCCCGTTCGCCTCGGAAGTGGGCCAGAGTCTCGATGACAGAACCCTTCTGGACGTAGACGCAGGGGTTCAGGCGGCCAGGGAGGTGCCCCACATAGACCGCCGTGTCGCCCACCTTCCAGCCTCGGTGGTACGGCTCGGCACCCCGCACAGGATCGGCGTTCTGTTCGCTCATGTCGTCGGGTCGAGCTCGTTGCGGGCCGTGATCAGCCAGCCCTGCGCCTCACGGATCTGGCTCTCGAGCATGCGGGCGTCGTGGATCGTCGCCGAACCGTCCTTGAGCGCCTCGGCAAGCTGGCGTGACAGGGACAGCACGGCTTCAGCGAGACCGTTGGCGCTCATGCCCCGCACCCATCACCGTCGATACGTGTGCTGCCGTCGGGCCAGACGATGACCGTCCTGCGACCTTTCTGGCGGGCGTAGTTGATCGTGTACCAAGTCCCGCCGTTGCGGGCATCCATCGTCCCCTTCGGCGTGGCGATCAGCACCTCGCAGGCGTTGACGATGTCTCGGTTGCGGTCGAGGTACGGCTTCTCGAAGGCGATGTCGTCGCCCACCAATCCGGCCCGCAGCTTGGGATCAGACGGCGGATGGAGCATGACCGAAGCGCCCGCCGCTTTCGCCAGGTGGTGGAAGTCAGCGTCCGCTCCGACGCAGTCGCCGTGGTGTGCCCAGGACGGGGCATAGTCTTCGAGCAGAAGGCGGACGGTGGCCCTCTGGGCGTCGGTCATGCCTTCTCGGGTGCCGGTGAATCCGACCCGTCCCACCCGCACCAAGTCGGCGACCTGATCGGCCATCACGTACCGTCCTCGGAGCCGTCGTTGTGTAGCGGAACCCACAGTCGCTGCTCCATGCGCCGCCACGCCTCCTTGACGATGTTCTGGCAGGTCTGGCGGGCCATGAACGCCGCCTTCCCTTCGACCGTCTCCGAGGGCCAGGGGAAGATGTCCTCGGGGTAGTAGGAGCGGACCTCACGCACGGCGTAAGCCCAATCCTCAGCGCTAGGTTCCATCGGCTTCCCCGTCGGACTGTTCGGGCACCAGCCCCGTACCTGGAACGAGCATCCCTGCCCTCTCCAGTCGGGAGACGACGTGGCAGGCGATCCAGAAAACGGGTGAGTCGATCTTGTCCTCGATGGCTTCAGCGACCACATCCACGGCGTCTCGGCCGACCTTGCTGACCGGCTCATTCGGCATGGTCAACCCCGTCGTTGAGAGCGGCCAGAACGCAGCGGCACGTCTCGATCATGAGCAGCTTGTTCGTCTCGGGAACGAGCGACCAGGGGACAGCCGACTCGGGATTCGTGAGGTACCCGAAGTCGGGGGCCAGGCGCTCGTAGGTCTCGTGGAACAGGCGGGCAAGATCCTCGGCAGTCATACGTCACCGCCGTCGGAGTGTCGTCGGTAGTCGGCCACCGAGATGCCGATGCGGCGGCCCAGGAAGTCGTCGGTGAGCCACGCTTCGCCGGTGCCGTACTTGGCCTGGACCCAGACCAGTTCCACGGTCGGCCACTCCATCCGGGCGTCAAGCAGAGCGTCGAGGTTCTCCTCCGACGGGTTGCGAATCCCCTTGATCTGCTTGCGGATCGTCTCGTCAAGGAAGGCCCAGCCCGGCCGCTCAAGATGCAGCCGCTCGTTCCGGTAGAGCGTGTGGCAGGCGTCGAGCAGGCCAGCGTCGGCGGCCTTCATGAGTCGGCGTGAGCCGAGGTCACGAACCCACTTCTCCATGTCGGTCGGGTCCATGCCCGGCACTACATCTTCGGCGTTCTGTCCGCTCATCCGAGGAACACCTGGAGTTCGGGGGGTTCCTCGTGGCGGACGGCCCGGCCGGCCATCATGGCCGCCGCCACGGCGCAGTCGATCCGGCCGCGACTCTTCGACTTGGCCAGCGTGAACCCACGCTCATTGAACCGGGGCACGGCGTTCAAGATCTGCTGGTCGAAGACCGGGTCGCCGTCGTGGGAGAACCGGCCCCGCTTGATCAGCTCGTAGAGGGTGCCGATCAGCGGGGTCATCTGCTCCGGGTTCTGGCGGATCTCCACCATCCGCAGCCCCTCGTCCTCGAGCATCTTGGCAGGCACGTCGAAGAACTGCGGGTCGAAGAGCACCCCCTGGACGTCGAACTCCCGGCCGAGGCGACGGATGTGCTCCATCACGTCGGTCACATCGACCGGCTCCGACTTCGTGGGTGTCCACACCCGGGCCTTCGCATGGAGGCGGCCGTCCGGCCGGTACTGGCCGGCGACCACCGCCGTCGAATCATGCTTGAGGCCGACGTCCACGCCGATCCACGTCGGCGCGCCCGGCAGAAACTCCCAGGGATCCTCGAGGGCGCCCCACACGGCCCGGCCGTCCTCACCCAGCCAGCACTCGACACCGTCAATCCACTGGCCCAACTTGAAGATCCGGAACGCCGCCTGCGACGGCGCCGCATCCAAAGCGATCCCCATCGCCTGCTCGTCGAGGTAGCCGGCGGCCATCGCCGGGTTCGCCTTCGCCCACTGCACCGGATCGTCGATCTCGCAGCCCTCGTCGGCGGCGAACTCCGTGAACGAAAACCCAGGCCGCAAGTTGCCGTCCAAGGCACGCCGGCGGACCAGCCACAGGGCGTTCTCCCGGTCGTAGCCGGGTGTCCCGATCCCCACCACCAGCGACCTCGGCCGCTTGCCGGAGGCGAGCACGAGGGCGTTCCACGACTCGGCCGGCATGAACCCGAGCTCGTCGCAGATCGCCAACGACGGGTCGAGGCCCTGGAGGCCATCCACGTCGTTCGACACCGGGAACATCTCGCCGCCAGTCGACGGCACCCGCACCCGCATCGTGCCCATGCCCGAGTAGACGAGCGCCCGGTTCACCAGCTCCTCCTCGCCGGTGATCATCTCCAACGCCACCCCGTAGACGGCCCGTTGGGCCTGCATCAGCGTCGTGGCCACCACCGGCACCTGCGGCGCCCCGCCGTCGTCGGGGTCGAACAACGCCCACACGCCCACAGCGGCCAGGAACGTGCTCTTCCCGTTGCCCCGGGCGACGCTCATGGCGGCGGCCCGCATCCCGTCGGCCAGAACCTCCTCGAGCCAGGCCCGCTGGAACGGGGCCAACTTGAGCGGCTTGTGGCAGCCGTAGCCCTTCGACGGCCGGCAGTACGTCTCGATGAACCGGATCGCCCGGCCGTGACGGGTCTTCGTCCTCCACGACGCCCACGGACCCACAGAGGCGTCGATGACCTTCTTCGCCGCCCTGGTGTTCCCGTAGTTGCCCGTCTTCAGCGACATTCTCCACCAAATCGCTCGATATTCAGAGATATTTCGGGGTTAATGCGGGGTGTGGGAGGCGGCACGGCGTGCCAGTTTTTGCCCCCCTATCCCGTAGCCAGGCCAGCGTGACTGCGAGGGCGGCGGCGTGGAACGGCACGGGGGGGTGCCGGCAGTAGGGGCACCAGTCGTAGTTGGCGTCCTGGTGGCCGAGGTGGCAGTTGCTCATGTGATTCCGTCCAGGGCCGGGGTGATGGCCATGAGCCGGCGGAAGAGGCTGATGATGAGCTGCCGGTCGGTGGGGTCGAAGAGCATGGCTTCGTCCATGGCGTCTTCGAGTAGGTGAAGCCAGACGTCTTCGGTCATGTGACATTCCGTCTGTGGGTGGAGTTGCATCGCCTGCATTCGACGGTGAGCGTCTCGTGGTCGAACGTGCTGCCTCGTGGGTCGGTGTGGCTTTGAGTGAGTTCGACGCCGCAGCGTGTGCAATGTGTGGCTGATGCGCGGGCTGCTTTGCTGATGGTTTGCCATCCGCCTTTGTATTGGAGTCTGGTTTTGTTGCGTTGGCGTTGGTGTTCGAGTTCGCATGGGCGGCATCGGCCGTCAGGGTTTCTTGTTAGTGCGCCACAGGCTTGGCCTGATACGCCGAGGCATGGGCGTAGCGGCCTCATGATTCGCACGCTGACCCGTCGTACTGTTCGCCCACCTCGGCGGCGACACGGCGTCGGGCGCAGTCCTCGCAGAGGTACGGCTCGGGTCCGTCGCCGTGGCCCTCGATGCGCCCGCAGTCGATGCACTCGAACATCATCGGGCGCCGTCCTCGCCGTCGGACTGTGCGCATTCCGAGTGGTCGTCGGTATGCCGTGAGCGACACCGTGGTCCGCAAGCTGCGGGATGCTGTGTCGTTTCCTTCGCCCGCTTCAGGGCTACATAGCAGCCGACGACAGCAGCGGATTTGATCGAATCGGCGCAGAGTCCAGGCCACGTCCAGTCGCCGCTGTAGATACCGAGAATGCCGCTCGCCACAGAGCGGGCCTGCTCAACGAGAGGGTCGTCGGCGACACGACTGGCGAGGCTACGGGCATGGATCCGCATCTCTTGTGCCTCATGGATCTGGTGCTCAGTCGACATGACGCCACGTCCTGCGCTGCACGATGGCCCAGAAGGTGCTGCCTTTGATCCCGAAGAGTTCTTGAAGAACAGCGGGCCGTTCGCCTCGGGTGTACCTTCTTCGGAGCGCCCGTACCTGGTCATCGCAGAGCTTGGCTGAGCCGTTCCGCTCGCCATAGAGCGCTCCTCCGTAACGAAGCCAGTGGGCTTCCTCGGTAAGCCGCGCGACGCAGGGGCAGCATGTGTGGTCCCGCACTAACTCGGCGCTTAGTCGCTCGGGCGCTAGACCGATCTCGTCGCAGTCCTGGCAGCGGTAGACATGCTCATGGTCGGCGTCTTGCCTGCCCGGTTCCGTGAAGCGGGGACACCAATAGGCATGGGTCCGTCCGTCGAGTCGACCACACTCTCGACAGCGCACAGTGTCGGCGATCAGGGCGTCATCGTCGGTCACGAGCCGCCGTCCTCGTCTCGTCGTCGGAGCTGCCTGATCTGGGCCAGGCCGAAGGCCTTTGCGTCGTCCGAGATCGGCGGCGGGAGGCTCACTTCCCTATGGTTCAAATCTTTACTTCTGGTTAGGGCCGCTCCCACTCCGCTACCCGTAGCCGCTACAGCTTGGCTAGGTAGCCGCTCCTGCTCCGCTACCCCTGGCATGGCTCGGCGGATGATGTACCGGTTGCTCGTCGGGTCGCCGGCACCGTCGCGGCGACGTTCGATCTTGAGCGCCTGGTGTTTCACGAGCGCCCGATGGGCATCGTCTACCGCGTCGAGGGAACAGCCGACACGCTCGGCGATCGTTTTCCGGCCGTGATAGTGCGCTCCTGACCGATCGGCCCAGTCTGAATGCACCGCATAAATCCGCACGGCCAAATGCGAGATTGGCAGGTCAAGCACCCAGACCGGTACGAGCGCAAACGGGCCTGTGTCGCTCCGATGATTCGTCACAACACCACCTCGATTCGATGGTGATGCTCATCGTCGGCATGACGCTCCGCGGCGGCCCACGATTTAGCCGATTGGCCGCATGCGAAACAGCGCCATTTAAGCCCGACTACCCGGTTTCCTCGGGCGGTCTTCCGAGCGATGGAAGCGGAAGACGCTTTGTCGAAACCGGGCAGTCGGGGATCTTCAGAAAGGCTCATCGGCCAGCGGCCCCGGGTTGTTGCCGGCCAGCGGTCGCGGCCGGCCGATGTGCGGTGTGCCATCGGCGTCGTAGCGGAGCTCGACGATGCCGGCCGAGAGCTCCTCGAGCGCCGTCGCGGTCCAGATGACCTCTTGCGGCTTCAGATCCTTGCCCGACCGGGTGCGACCTTTGGTGATGGCGTAGATCACGTCCTGGCGGGTCTGGTCGTCGATGCCGAGATCCTGGGCCTGCTTGGCCAACGCCTGATCTTTGGGCAGGACCGGCTCAGACGTGCGCCGGCGGCCCGACGCAGCCGGATGACGCGCCACGTCGTCGTCAGACGGCCTCGGTAGCGTGGACACGTTGCCTCCGGGCCGAGGAGCGTTTTCCTGTGCTTTTGGTTCCGCCTCCACACTGGGGCCGCTCCTCGGCCCGGAGGATTCAGTTCCGCCCGCCTCCAGATCTGCCCACTCTTCTTTCGCCCACAACGACAGGCCGATCCCGAACCGCATGGCCGCGTTGCGGAGCGCGTCGCCGATCAGCTCCTTGAACGGGTCGTTGGCGCTCGCCGCGCACGTCCCGATCCCGATCCGGGTGTGGCCATGGACGGTGAGGCGGATCCACAGGGCCCGGGGATGGCCGTTGCTGTCGCGGACGATCAGCGGGAGCCCGTGCTCGTCGAGGGAGAACGCCTCCCAGTCCCACAACGGATCATGGGCCAGCAACACGTCGGTCACGGCGGCGTGACCCATGTAGTCGAGCTTCCCGAACCCCTTGTCGACCTTCCCGACGAGATCCGCCGGCGGTTTGCGGTTGTCGACGTGGAGCTTGGCCAGCAGCTCGGCCTGGGTGAACTCGACGGCCATCGCTGTCACACCCGGCTGCAAAGATTGAGGGCGTCGATCACCCGGCGGAGATGCTCGTCGTCCAGGCCGGCCAGATCGGCGATCCGGGCCGTCCGGTCACCCTTGGCGATGGCCAGCGCCACGTGGCACATGATCAGCTCGCCGGTCGAGAGCGCCCCGAACGGTTCGGCGGCCATGATCCCGTCGAAATCGGGCTCCCGGCCGGTGAGGAACGGGCCGAGGAACCAATGATCGTGGTAGCCGCCCAGGAGCGTCTCGAACGGCTCACGCATCGAAGAGCCGCCCGTCGAGGATCCGTAGACACTTCGGGCAGACCGTCATGCCCCAGCCGGCCACGTGGGTCATCACGAACCGGTCGAGCACGACAGGTGCCGGATTCTTGATTCCGCAGAGAGAGCGCGGCTTGGCATACGCGCCGCCCCACGGCGCCATCGTTCCCCGCCCGGGCGCGCCGAGGACATGGACGCCGCTCACAGGTCGCCTTCCTTCTCCCAGTCGTAGAGCTCAGGGCGGCGGAACTCGCCGGTGATCTGCACCTTTTCGCCGTGACCGACGAGGACGGTCAGACCGCCGAAGATCAGGAGGCCGATCAGTAAGACGATGGCGATGCCGGCGGGAACCAACAGGCGGCGTCCCCCCCGTTGGCGATCTTGGCCCAGGCCCGCACCGTTTCGTGGACAACGTCGATGATCCCGCCCGTTGCCCGGGCCAGCTCGTCGCGGATGGCCCGCCAGGTGTGCCCAGCGGCGCGCCGGTCGTTGATCCAGACGGTCACATCCTGACCGAGGATCCTCGAGGCGATGTTGGCGTTCGGGTAGCGGACTCCCATGAACCGATTGAACCGAAGTCCAACCGGTTTGTCCAGTTTCTTGGACGAATTATCTCATGCGGATCGCTTGTCTAGCCGATAGACTGGATGCCATGAGTGAACTCGAACGACAGATCTCCGAGACGGTCGAACGGATCCGCAAGGACCAGGGTCTTCGGCCCGAGGCGGTCTGCGCCGCCGCCGGTTTCAGCCGGGCCAGCTACTACATCCGGATGACCGACGGCGGATGGCGCGTCCGCGAGCTCGAGGCCGTCGCCCGGCTCCTCGACCGCCCCCTCGTCGACCTCGTCAGCGGGGGATCTTCGTCCGCTTGGACTCCTAACACCGCAGGTCGGCACCGGTATCTGGCGGTGGCGGCGTGAACTGCGAAGCGTGCGGCAACCCGATCCGATGGAACGAACCGACGTTCGGACGAACACATCGAACCTGCATCGAACGACTGCTCAGAAATACTCAACGGGAGCGCAACGGGCGGCAGTAGTTCGTCACACAAACCTTTAGGGCCCGTTTAACACATCATGAGCACTTCGGACCTTCCGCAGCTCGCGCGACGATACGTCCGGGAACGGATCGACGCCGGCGAATGGTGCCCAACAACCGTTCCGAGCGCCCGCCGGACACTGCTCCGCTTCGCGCACCACGCCGATGTTCCCGCCCACCTCCTCGACGAAACCCACGTCAAAGGGTTCCTCGCGTCATGTCCCGCGGCCAGGTCAACGACACGCCAGCGGTTCTCGACCGTGCGCGGCTTCTGCCGCTGGCTCGTCGCCGGCGGCCACCTCGACTTCGACCCGACCGGCGGCATGAAACCACCGCATCAGCCGCGGCCGGTACCGAGGGCCTACACGCCGGACGTTGTCGCCCGGCTGCTCGACGTCTGTCCTGACCGTCGCGCCCGGCTCATCTGCCTCCTCGAAGTGCAGGAAGGTCTGAGGGCCTGCGAGGTGGCCCGCCTCGAGCTCGGCGACGTCGATTTCATCGACCGTGAAGTGCGGATCCGTGGCAAAGGCGGCTTCCAGCGGATCCTGCCAGTGTCCGAGCAGACATGGGCCGCGCTCGAGAACTATCTGCGGAAACATCCCGGTGACGCCGGACCGCTCGTCCGTTCCTACAACGACCCGGCGGCTGGGATCTGCGCCGCTCACGTCGTCCACATGATGAGCCGCTGGCTGCGCGCCGCCGGCGTCGCCCAGGGCGGCGGCCACGGGCTGCGCCACACCATGGCCACCCAGCTACTCCGGGGCGGCGCCGACGTCCGAGACGTCCAGAGCGCCCTCGGCCACGTCTCGCTGTCTTCCACGTCCGTGTATCTGCCGTTCTCCGACGCCAAACGGCTCCGCCAGATCATGGCCGGCCGTCGGTACGGGTCGTAAGTCGTCAATTTTGACGATGAGTCCTGTCACGGCCCGGCCGTAACTTCTCAACAAGAGAACGCCCCGGCGGCGTCCGTAGCGCCCCGGGGCATGACCGCTACCTGTTAGGAGGAGCGATGACCCAGACTATCGACACCGACCCCCAGCCCACGTGGCAAGCCCCCCAGCCGCCGCCGACCGGGCGGCCCTGGTACAAGAAGAAGTGGGTGTGGGCCGTCGCCGTCGTCGCCATCATCGGCATCGGCTCGGCCGGCGCCAGCTCGTCGAAGAAGACGACGACCCAGAACGGCGCCCTCCATGCGAACCTCGACACCGGGAGCACCGTCACCACCGCCGCCCAGGTCGCTCCCACCACCACGACGGCGCCTGCGCCGACGACGACCACCACGACGAAGGTGAACACCTGCGACAACGTGCGAGAGGCGCTGCTCACCGGCACCCAGTCGCAGATCGACGCCGCGATGGCCGCCCTCCAGGCCGACAAGTCGGCCGACGCCACCGCCCGCGAATACGCCGACTACTACCTCCACCGCGACGGCGCCGGATCCGACACGAAGGATCTTCGCGACATGGACGTGTCGCTCATCCGAACCTCTTGCAGCCTCGGCTAAGACCGCCTAACCGGCGATGTGGTGGCCCCGGCTCCGGTCGGGGCCACCCGTCGTTTTAGGCGCCGCCGGGAGCGACCTTCTTCTCCAGGGCGTCGAGTCGTTCGCTGATCTTCTCCAGCTCGGCGCCGACGGCCTCGAGGGCCTGGCCGATCATCTTGGTCGTTTCCTCGGGCACCTCGAGCGCCATGGCGGCGGCGGTGCGGAGAATGTCGGTCATCGTCTCCTGCCTCTCGTTGTCGTAGTGGTCGCCGCATCGCCGCGGCGTGAACAGTCCGGGCTGATGCAGATGTCGTTGTCGTGCACGTCGACCGGTGAGCGGTCGAAGGGGCCGGGGCTCACGTTGCGGTAGCCGTCGTCGTCCTGGTCGTCGCAGTCGTAGCGGCGGCAGTCGTCGCGGTGGGCGGTCACGACAGTCGCGCTGTGGCGTGGTGAGGCTCCGCTGGCGCAGGCCCCGCAGGCGACGCCGGCGACGGCGGAGATGACCACGACAGCGCCGATGAAGATCAGGACGTCGGCGACAGCGCCGCCTTTCTGTTTCTGATCCGACGCCGACGGGGCGAGCGCCCCCACGATGCCCCCCACGGTGCTGGCCACGTTCGTCACCGTGTTGTTGACGATCTGTTCGCCGGCGGTGGTCACCGACCCGGCGACGCCGACCGTGGTGTTGTCGAGCTGGGCGGCGGTGTTCATCGCCGCTTTCTGGATGGCGTCGACAGCCGTGTCCGGTGCCACGACGACCTGCCGGACGATCAGGGCCAGGACGAGCGGCACGACGGCCCCAGCGACCTTCTGCCAGTCCTCAGACGCCCCCAACGCGCCGAGGACGGCGGTCACGACACCGAGGACGAGGACCGGTTCGCCGGCCAGGGCGCGGAGCAGGCTTTTCACGGTTTCGCTCCTGTGGTGGTGGTCACGATCGGCCCGCCGGTCCCTTCCCGCTGTTCGGTGCGCAGATTGAACGGGCCGCAGTCCTTCTCGAACTGGGCATCCGACGGGACGAGCACCAACGGCACGTGGGGCGTGGTCGGGGCATGGAGGAACTCGGCGAGGTTGTCGTGGAACACCTGATTCGACCATCTATGATCGGCCAGGTTGTCCAAGATGCAGCTCACGGCCTGGAGGCCGAAGTTCTGGGCCTGGACGTTCTGGTGGGTGAGGGTGCGCAGCCGGTAGGTGTTCCAGGCGGTGGCGCCGACCACACCGAGCACGACGGCAGCGACCGCGACGGCGAGCAGCGATTCGACATGGCGAGCCCGGGCGGTGGCAATCACGGCCGCCTTCACTTCAGGCGGCGTATCGACGATCGGGTGACCGTCGCCGTCGACGAGACTCGGTTCATCGTCGGTCATCCGAGCATCCCCCTCTGCTGTTTCAGTTGGGCGAGGACGTCCTTCAGGAGCATCACCTGCGCCTCGTGCTCCTGGCGCCGCACCTGCTCCTCACGGATCACGATCTCGGAGAGGTGGTCCACGGCGGCCCGCTGCGTCAAGCTCTCGCGGTACGTCTCGGACCGCTGCTTCTCAGTGGCGAGATCAGTGCGCATCTTCGACAGCTCACCTTCCTGCTGGGTGAGCAACAGGTTCTGGTTGTTGATGATGTGCTGATCGACCTCGCGGAGCCGCTGCTCCGAGCTCGAGCGGAACACGGTGTAGGCGACACCGAGAGCGCCGGCGATCCCGACGAGCGCCGAGATGCCGAACAGGGCGGTGTCGGCGCTGGTGGCGATCATCGGGCCGCCGACGGGGCCGGGATCGGCAGGAAGCCACCATCAGCGGGATAGCTGTCCCGGCCGGGGATCAGCATCGTGAGGACGACGATCGATGCGACGCAGAGCGTGGCGCTGATGAGGAGCAGCCATGCCATCCACCTCGTGTTCGTCGTCCCACCGCTTTCTCAGGTCGCCACGAGCTTGATGACCTCGGACCGGCCGTAGAACTTCGCTCCGGGCCCGAAGCTATGGAGCTCGCCGGTGGCGTGGGAGAAGATGTAGTAGCCCTGGCAGACACCGTTGGGGTCCGAGCCGCAGATGACGAACTCGACCGGGCCGGTGATGTTGGGCAGGTTCGGATCGTCGGGCACAGCGACCTCCTGGGAACCGTTGTAGGTGAACCCTCGGATCACGCCGAGGTGGACATGGTTGTGATGCTCGGCGAGCGTCGCCGCGCCGTAGACGGCCAGGCCGTTGACGATCTTGCCGTTCTTGACGCAGATGCCGCCGGGGCCGGCGTAGATCAGTTCGGCGATCATGGAGAGCGGCAGGAGCCGCAGGACGGCCTCGTTGATCGCCAGCAGCGCCGACGTGTCGACGCCGGGGCCGGCCCGGTCGGCGAGGTCGACGGCCCGGCCGACACCGTTCGTGGCGTCGGTCGTCTTGTGCAACGACGTGGCGGCATGTTCGCCGTTGGTGGTGTACATGACGGCCCAGCCGGCGATGCCGGCCAGTTTGCGCAGGGCGCGGTCCTCGGCCGATTCGTCGGGCTGGACGGGAAGGTCGGGTTGGGTCATGAGGCTTCGTAGATCGCCGAATAGGTGACGAGGTCACCACTGGCAAGCGCCGCTGTCATCGCGGCCGATCCGAGGAAATCGTTCGCTGTGGTTGTCGTTGGGCGGAAGAAAATGCCTTGCGTGGAGGTGATTTCGATGATGGCTTTGTAGACGGAGTTCGCGGACGCGTCGTAGATCCAGCCGTCGCCGATGATGCGGGGTGCGCCCGAGGCGGTGAAAGGAACGGGGAGCGTGACACCAATGTTCGTTGTGGCGGTTCCGACGCCTGTCACGTTCAATTTGACCTGGGCGATGGTGAGCTTCCCGATCTGGAAGTACTTGGCGTAGGCGACGGTGTTCGCCACGGAGGCGCCTTGGGTCAAGGTCGGTACGAATGAAGTCCAGGCGCCGGCGCCGAGTGGCGCGACGGCGTTGATGTTGTCTCTGATTTCCTGGTTGAGTTCGGCGGCGGTGACGAGTTCGCCGGTGACCCAGGTACGTGGCGTGCTGTAAGCCATCAGAAACCGAGCCTTGTGGTCTGTTCAAGTTCGGAGGAGCCGGCAACGCCGACGATCCAGTACGCCTGCGCCTCGGCTGGGGAGAGATTCCAGGTCGTGATCCATTGCATGGCGGTCACGTCGTGGCTGATCCCCTCGATGAGCACGTCCTGCTGGATCGACGACCCGAGGTTTTGCGGCGTCCGTTTGACCGTGACCCGGTCCATGAGCTCCCGGCCGAGTGCCTGCGGAAAGTGGGTCGCCTCGTTACTGGCCGACGGTTCGAGCTTGAGATCCGTGACCCGCAAAGTCGGGTCTTTGTAGTGGGCTAGCTCCCAGTTGGCCCGGTCGAGGCTGGTCGAATCCGTCTGATGCAACAACCCGTCGATGACCCGGGTCCGGCGCAGGTAGCGGGTCTGGGACGTCGTGTCGGAGACGACCTGGACAACGCCGTTGGTTCGAGAGACCCGCACTTCGTTGAAGATGAGCGCGTCGTTGTAGACGTAGCTCTGGTCGCCGTATTCGAGGTCCGTGCCCGTATCGCCGAACGTGGCCTGGGATGTCCGGTAGGGCGACTTCAGGAGGCTGTCACGGGCGATGAACCGCACCTGCCCGGCGGCGGTGACGAACAGGGCGCCGGCCTCGGTTTCCTCGACCTTCTGGAGCAGGCTGAGCAGGCTTTCCTCGAGGTCTACGGACTGGAGGACGGCGACGCCAGTGTCGATAAGCCGGTCAGCGGCCGGCCAGCCGCCGGCGTCGAGGAGCCGCCCGACTCTGGCTCCCGACAGATCGCCATTCCATGGTGTGCGGGCCGCCGTGTTGTGGGCGGCGACCCGGGCGGCGGACAGGGCGGTGTTGTAGACGGCGACCTCGTCGACGGTGCCGGCGCGCTTGAGCGG